GAGAAGGAAGAAGAACTATGAGAAGAATTTAGGAAAGTTGTAACAAGATACCTTCAAGACCAAAGTGTTAGTGAAGATGATTTTAAGAAGGACTTACAAGAGTTCCAAAGATTTAAAGAGTATGATTACCAAGATTTAAGAGAAAGAGCTGGTACTCAGATACTTAAGCATCTTGAGATTAAACAAAGAATGCAAGAGAAGTTCACAAAAGGTTTTAAGAATGCTCTTATTGCTGCTGAAGAACTTTATGAAATTGACATTGTAGCTACTGAGCCTATAGTTAATGTTCTTAACCCTAAGAACACTCATATTGTAATGTCGGGGGAATCTCCTTATGTAGAAGATGCAGATATTATAATGATTGAGAGAATGATGTCTCCAGGACAAATCATTGATAATTTCCATGATAAATTAACTCCAAGTGAGATAGATAGAGTTGAAAGATATTCATTTAACGGTACTACAGGAGTTACAGGTAAACCAGGAGGTATTGATATAGGTGAAAAGCATTACAACAATCTACCAGATATGATTGATAGTGTAATGTTTGAAAAAGGTATTAATCATAGGAATAACGTAGACGAAGAAGGTAACATTAGAGTACTTAAAGTACTTTGGAGGTCTAGAAGAAAGATGCTTAAAGTTACTTACTTTGATGAGTTTGGTGATGAGCAATACTCTTTAGAAGACGAGAGCTATAAGATAAAAAAAGATTTAGGAGAAAGTTCAGAAGTAATCTGGATTAACGAAGCTTGGGAGGGTTGGAAAATTGGAGCAAGTGATGATGTTAATGACGGTATTTATGTAGGTATTAAACCTAGAGATGTACAGTTCAGAGAGTTAGAGAATCCTTCTAAATGTCACTTAGGTATAGTTGGTACTATTTATCAGACTAATGATAACAAGGCTGTATCTTTAATGGATAGAATGAAGCCTTACCAGTATATGTACAACATATTGGCATATAACACTGAGTTACTTATCTCTAAGAACTTAGGTAAGATTATGACTCTGGATTTATCAAGAATACCAGAACAGTGGGATATTGAGCAATGGATGTCATTTGCACAAGGTATGAACTTAGCGGTTACAGATTCTTTTAAGGAAGGTAACAAAGGTGCTTCTACAGGTAAATTAGCAGGAGCTATGCCTGTACCTACTCCAGTTATTGATATGCAGATGGGTAACGATATCCAGTTGTACATGAACATGATGGCTTTCATTAAGTCAGAGATGGGGGAAATATCTGGTGTTAGTGCTGCTAGACAAGGACAAATTAGTGAGCGTTCTTCTGTAGGTAATGTACAGAGAGAGGTAGTACAGTCATCAGCTATCACTGAGTATTGGTTTAGAGAACATGAAAACACTATGCTTAGAGTTTATACTGCATTATTAGAAACAGCTAAAATTGCATGGTCAGATGTTAAAAATAAGAAGATTCAGTATGTACTAGATGATGGTGCTACAGAGATATTTACTATTGATGGAGACATTCTAACTGAGCTTAACTTTGACATAGCTGTGGTGAACAGTACTATGGACCAGAATCTAATGGCAGAACTAAGACAATTAGCACATGCAGGATTACAGTCTGGATTGTTAAACTTTGAGCAACTTATTGATATATTCTCTACAGAGTCTATCTCTTCAGTTAAGAAGAAAATGGAAAGAGCGCAAAGACAACAACAAGAGCAAGCGCAACAAGCCCAAGAAAGAGAGATGCAACTTGAACAACAAAAGATGCAGATGGAAGTTCAGAAGGTTGAAAGTGAGAGACAGTTTGAACTTGTTAAGCAGGAAAGAGAGTTCCAAGATAACGAGAGAGACAGAGAAAATAGAATGGAGATTGAAAGACTTAAGCAGGACTTAATTCAGAGCAATGAAAACTCTAAGGAAAGATTAGAACAGCTTAAGATTGAGGGACAAAAGCTAAAAAATCAGCAAGTAGTAAATAGTAAGAAAGAATAAAAGCTATAAGTTCCTACACTACATTTATTTAATGGGGTGTAATTACTTGCATAATTGAAATATAAATAATTTAATTTGTAAAAAAGAGGAGAGATGGAAGATGAATTTGGAATGGACTTAGGTGACTTAGAGAACTTAGGTGCTGAAAAAGAAGAAGAGAAAAAAGAAATTAATGGTGATGATAAGCTTGCAGATGTGATATCTGGTGAAACCACACCAAAGAAAGAAGAAGACGTTCTTAACGATAATGAATTAGACATAGATTTCTTAGCAAATCTAGGTGAAGAAGATAAAATCAACCCTCCTAACAAGGAAGATGGAAATAATAATAAAAGTGCCCCTGAAATTCAAGGTTCTCCCTCTTCCATATACAACTCTTTAACCTCTGCTCTTGTAGAAGATGGGGCACTTTCTTTAGAAGAGGAAAAAATTGGAGAAGTTAAATCTAGTGAGGATTTTATCAATGTTTTCAAAGAAGAGATTAACACTAGAGTTAAGGAAGCTTTGGAAAAGACTTTACCAAATAACGGTGTTAACCAGGAGATAGTTCAAGCAGAAGCTAACATCAACCAGTACAACCAGGTAACTGATGCACATTTAGAACAAGAAAATGAGCAAGGTACTAATCTTAGAAAAGCAATTATTGCTAAAGATTATATGAACTCTGGTATGACTGAGAACAAAGCTTTGAAGTTGGCTGAAAGAGCAGTAGAATTAGGCGAGGATTTAGATGAGTCTAAAGAAGCACTTAAAGCTGTTAAAACTTTTGAGGAGTCTAGAATTAGTCAGATTAAAGACAGACTAACTCAACAAAAGGTTAACAAAGAGAATGAAGCTAAACAGAAGTTAGAGAGTGTAAAAAACCTCATTGATACTTCTGAAGAGATTATCCCAGGAGTTAAGTTTAACTCTAGGACTAAATCTAAAGTGTTTGATAGTATGACTGCTATTGAAGAGTATACTTCAAATGGTGCTCCTATTAATTCATTCCTTAAGAGGATGTCAGAAGATGATGATTTTAGAGTGAAGGTTCACTACTTAGATATTATCACTGACGGGTTCACTAAATGGGATAAAATAAAGAGGTCTGAAAAATCTAAGGCAATCAAGGATTTAGAACAAGCAGTAGACCAAGAAAGACTTAAGTCTTCTAATAAAACAGTAACACCAAAGAAGCAGACAAGCAGTGTAGATAAACTGTTTAACGCTTTTAATTTTTAACGCAATTTATAAATTTAGATAACAAATGGCAAAATTATCACCATTACAAATGACAGATGCAACTACTTGGAAAGGGTTGACAACTGAAAATCATTTAGGAGCAATCTGGAAGCAGGCTCCACAAAAAACGTCTGACTTAATTACTAAGATTCAGGCTACTAACTTTGGGAACAACATTGATTCCGTGTTAGCACAATTTCCAACTTTAGAATTTGAAGATGATACTGATTACACTTGGGAATTAGCTTCAAAAGCTGTTGAGAACTTACCACTTATTGAGTGTAGAATTGACGGTGTTGCCGTTACTGCTGCTGATGAGCCAGGTAGAAACTTTACAGAGTTTGAATTAGTTTTCCCTAAGAATTGGTTCTCTGATACTGAAAGAATTGTTGGAGAAAAGAATGAAATCTATCCAATTTTAATTAAAGGTGAGCCTATTCAAGACGGTTCTAACTGGGTGTATACTTGTACTATGGATACAGGTGATTCTGCAGACTTTATTCCTTACGCTGAAGTTTCAGGTGGAAAAAGATTCTCTGCTGAATATTCTCCAGTAGAAAGAACAATGTCTAAGAAAGGTAGAGAGATTAGATACCGTTCTAACATCTCTATGAGAAATGCTTTCTCTCAAATTAGAATCCAAAAGACTACTCCTGGAAACATGAAGTCTAAGAAAATGGGTACTTACTTGAAGGATGCGCATTCAGGAGAAGTTTTCCAAATGTGGCAAGATTATGAGTCTTACATGTTTGACCACGAGTTTAGACAAGATATCAACAGATTACACATGTTTGGTACGTCTAACCGTTCTGAAGATGGTTCTTACAGAATTAAAGGTAAGTCTGATTACTCTATCGTTGAAGGAGCTGGTATCCGTCAACAAATGGAATCTTCTAACACTTCTTTCTACAACAGCTTCTCTATTGAAGATTTATCTGAAAGATTACTAGACCTTTCTGAAGGAAAGATTGCTGGTGACCAAAGAGAGTTTGTATTAAGAACTGGTGAAAGAGGTGCATACCAATTCCACAAAGCCTTAGAAAATTTCACTCAACTGTTTACTCCTTTACAAAGTACTGACAGAATGTACGGAGCTGGTTCTCCTGCAGGTTCTTCTGTTAAGATGCCTTTAGGATATGGTGGACAATTCGTTGAATATATGGGACCAAACGGAGTTAAAGTTAACTTATCTATTGATTCAATGTATGATGATAGAACAAGAAACAAATTAGCTCATCCAGATGGAGGTGTTGCAGAATCTTACAGATACGATATCTTTGATATTGGTACTACTGAAGGAGAGCCAAACATCCAGAAAGTTGGAGTTAAAGGTCAACCAATCATCCATGCTTACATTCCAGGTTTAAGAAACCCATTCTCTCCTGATGGAGAAATGACTGCAGCAGCTACTTCTGTAGATGCTTGGGAAGAGCACAAGATGTTCATTGGAGGTGTTATTGTAAGAGACCCGTCTAAGACTGCGTCTTTTATCTCTAACATTCAGGCTTAATTATATAGTTATTAATCTTTAAAATTTATATGGAAATGGGAGAGAAAGTGGATTTTAGATTACCTAACAAGAAGGTAAAAGTTAAACCAATAATGAGGACAAGAGGGTTTGTTAAAGACCCAGAGCATGAAGCATTCTTTTTGTTTGCAAATGCTACAATAGACTTAAAAGCACCATTAGATAGAAACGGGCACTTAGCGTGCCCACTATCTGATGACGAAAGAGCGTTCTTTGAAGATAAAAGTGCTTCAGGACTTCACTTTGAAAAAGGGGAATTATCTCCTTATAACAAAAGAGAAAACAACTTTTGGACTAAGTACAAAGTAAAGTTAGATAAAACTGAAAGAGAATTAGATTTAAGTAATCCTATGGATTATATTGATTACAAGTTATTACTTGCTAATACTAATCTAGTTGCTCCAGATGCTAAATCTGCTAACAAGCAGAAAACTTACAGATATGCACTAGTTTCTGCAGAAGAGGAATTAAGAACAACTGCAAGTTCAGCGTCTAAAAGAAAGACAGCTTATAAGTATTTTGGTAAAATGGAGGAAAGTAGAGATGAGATGCTTGCATTCTTAAAAATCTACGGTAAAAAACCTTCTGAAGATTCTACTACAGAGTTTTTAGTTACTGAAATTGATAAGATTATATCTAACGATATTGACACATTTATTGCAATTGTTGAAGATAAGGACAAAGATATTAAGTTCTTATTAGCAGAAGCAGTAGAATTAGGTGTTGTTGAAAGAAATAAGAGAAAGTACTACATGCCAGGAGGTGATGCACTAGCTGACAAAGGTATTTCTCCAACGCTTGAAAACGCAGTTGATTACCTGAAAAAGAATGAAAACCAAGATATTTACTTAAGCATTAAAGAAAGAGTAAAAGCAGCTAAATAATGACAGCACAAGAAATGCAAGAAGAGTTCCTAATACTCTATGATAAGATCACATCATTTGGAGCAGGTGGATACGAGGAAGATGAGGTTAGTAGATTACTAACTAAAGCTCAAGAAAGATTCTTGTTTTCTAGGTTGCATGAAAAAGGCAATAAATATCAAGAAGGTTTTGAAGAAACTGAAAGAAGAAGAAAGGATTTCATGGAGCTACACAGAAATGTAGTTCCTACCCTTTCTACTAATCAATTAGGTGTAACTAATAACGGGGCGTTCTATGACTTGCCTACAGATTTTTATCTGGCAATAAGAGAACAAGTTGTTGTAAGTTCCGCTGATAATTGTGTAAACGGTAATATTATCAAAGTTGTACCAATCACACATGATGAATATAATGAAGATATACAAAATCCGTTTGCAAAGCCAAGTGTAAAAGAGTATATTTGGCGTATGGACTTTAGTAGTGATTCTGGTGTACAGAGACATGAACTTATTACAGATGGTAATTTTACTATTGATGAGTACAGATTAAGATACATTAAAAAACCGAATCCTATTATAGTTGATACTACTGTTATAGATGGATTTACTGGACCGTTAGACTGTGAGTTAAACAGTATGACACATAGAGCCATCATTGATGAAGCGGTGAAAATTGCTACAGGAATAACAGAACCAGAATTGTATCAAATAAAAATGAATGAGCAACAAAGCTCAGAATAGTTTAATTTAATTTAATTGAAAAATGGCAACATTTAACCAAAGAAACGTAGAGCATTTACTAATTGGTAAAGCAAGTACAGCACTATCAACAGGTGGTATTGGTACTTTAAACGATGGAGAGATTGGAATTTTCACTCCAGGAGGAACAAGATTAACTGCTGCTGCAGCAGAAGGTACTCCATTTATGTTAGTACAAGGAAGAGCTGGTAAACAACCATTGACTTCTTCTGTATTATCAAAAGATGATTTTGAAGCTGTAAACAAAAAAGTTTACGCCGCTGCAACTGAAAGAAAAGACATTATTGGATTTAATGGGACTTCTGGTGTTGTAGATGCAATCGCTGATAATTTATATATCATCAGAGTTAATTTAGACCAATCTTTAACTTCTAACCACGGTGGAGTTTATGTAAAGCATGGTCAGTATAAAACTGGAGCTACTGCTACGCAACAAGAAGTTGTAGAAGGGTTAGTTTATTCTTTAGTAAACAACTTCTCAAGAGAAACAGAGAAGCAAATCAGATTTGAAAGATTATCTGACGTTGCTGGTGCTGCTACTACTGTAGCTTTAACTGCTGT